CGCGAGCACGGCCGCTTCGAGGGCCAGACAGCCGCTCGACATCCCCGGATACGATTGCGGCACTTCGAGAATTTGATCGACGTCGAAGCCATCATCGCGCGTCAGTTGCGTGATCAACTGGTCGGCGTGCCACGGGTCGAAGCCCACGCGCACAATCGTCGCGTCCTGGCGCAGCTCCCTGAGCGCCGCGCGGATGACTTGGTGATCCACACGCGTGCCCGGCACCGGCAACAGGTAGTGCGCCGCGGCCCATTCTTCGTAGGGCGCCCGGTCGCGCCGCGCCCGCTCTTTCATCGTCTCGGCAGGCGTCCACACCCAACGCCGCACACACCAGCGCGCCCGCGTCGGCGTGGGCGGAAACAACGCGATCATCGCCGTCAGGTCCAACTTGGCCGCGAGGTCGATGCCAACAAAGCACGGATCACCCGGCAGTAAATCGAGCGCATCGGTTTGCCCTTTGCGCCAGCCATCGAGCGACAGCCACGGCTGTAACGTGTTCACCCAGAGATTCAAATGCTTCTGTTGATAGGCGGCGGCGGCGCCCGTGATGCCGAGCGCTTTGATCACTTTCGTGCGCAGGTCTTCAGGGTTCACCGAGATCCCGTAATTCGGATTCGCTTTGCGCGCCGTGGTGTCGAGCGTCCAATCATCCTCGGGGTCGGCGTGCGCGATGAACGCGAAATAGGTTTCATCGACCAACGCGCGCTCGAGAATTTGACAGGCGTAATTGTGTTCGTGGCCGCACGGCGAGTTCGGGTCATCGCCCGCGGTCGTGATTTTGAAGATCACCGGCTGGCGGCGCGCGCCCGTCGCGGTTTCGAGCACATCGATCATCCCGCGCGTTTTGTATTTGTGAATCTCGTCCAAGCTGATGAAATGCGGGTTGAGCCCGTCCATCGAATCTTCGTCGGCGCCCAGCGGTTCGAGTTTCGAACTGGTGACCTCCCGAAAGAGGTTCGATTTCAGCACCGCGATCCGCGTGCGCAGGCCGCTCGATACCACCAGTTGTTTCGCGTCCCCGAACACGATCCGCGCCTGATCTTTTTTGGTCGCGGCGCAGTAGCCCTCGGCCCCGGGCTCGCCATCGAAAAACGTGACATACACCGCGACGACGGCATCTTCGAGGGACTTCCCTTGCTTGCGCGGTAGTTCGTTATACGAATGCCGGAAGCGCCGATAGCCCGTTTCGCAGTGGACCCAGCCGAACAGCGAGCCGAGCCGGAACACCTGATGCGGTTGCCAGCGAATGTACTGGCCCGCCCACTCGCCTTTGTAGTGTTTCAGTTGTTCGCCGAAGCGGAGAAACCGATTGACCAGATCGAGGTCGAGGCGAAACGGAAACGCGCGCGTGGCTTCGCGACTGCGATCAAACTCGTGACGGGCGCACGCAAGGCGATGGAATTTGCCCGCGGGCACGTGCCCACGTAACACCGTTCGAGCGTACCCATCCATCTCATGTCGCGCCACGCGGCGCCTTTCCTGGGTTAGTGATCGTGTCGCGGCGATGCCGCCGGCGGCGGCGCATCGAATTCACCGAACGGGTCGGCGTCGGGCGCGGTGACGGTGACGCGGGATCGGCTCGATGGCGTCAACCCGAGCTCCGGCCAGAGTTTCGTACAGCCCGACAAGGCCTTCGTCGCAATCGCGAGATACGGATTCGGAATCGGATACCCGTTCGGCGTTTGAATGACCATGCCCGACGTGCGGACGCGATCCATCGCATCGAGGTACCGGGCCCATTCGAGACAGAGCGCCAGCAGCGCGGCGCGGTCGGCATCGCTGATCTGTCGGGCTTTGTGCAGCATGGGCGCCAACCGCTGCCATTCGGCCAGCGCCGTGGGCACCGCGGCCAGTTCGGGCGGGTCCGCGCGCCACGTGTGGTCGGACGTGGGCGGTTGTGGTTCGTCGTGGTTCATGGCCCGCTTGCCCGGGTTCCCTTCCAACCGGCGGCGCCATGAGGGTAACGGCTTGCGCCCTGCGCCCATGGTTAAAACAATCCCGCCACCGGCCGCAGCGCGATCCGCCGCGGCGTCGGATACTCGCGGACGATGGCGCCATCGAGTTCGATGCCCATCTCGGTGCGCGGCGCCGCCGACTGTTTGAAAAAGAACGCCGTGCCCTGGCGCGTGGCCTTCTGCCGCAGCTCGCGCACCCACGCATGATCCATCGGCCGGAAGTCTGGCCCAGATTCGCCGCCGACGATCAGCCAATCGATCTTGCGGAGGTCTAACGACGGCATCGGCCCGAGCACAGGTTCGGCCGAAATGAACCGTACCGCGGCCGGAATCTCGCGCAAGCGGTCGGCGCGGTACGTGTGCCGGTCGTTTTCGATGCTCACACCGAGCCAGACGTTGGGATACCCGCGGCCCCAATCGGCGGGCAAATGGTCGGCAATGCGATCATCGCGCTTCGTGAGGATCTGAAAATGCAGATTCGGGCAGGCGCGGACGACGGCCCACGCCTCGGCGCGCCACGCGTCCGCGGTCGGATGGAACCAATCGGACCATGAACACGTGAACACGCGCTCGATGCGCTTCGCGGCCGCGGCCTCGCGCTGCCACTTGGCGGGCTGGCCCCACGTTTTCGTCCGGACCACCACGGTCGGGTCTTGGCCGTAGCGCTCCTGCGCCGTGAACATATAGCAATGCGCGCAGCCCGGCGACACTTTGTCGCAGCCGCGCCACGGGTTCCACGTGCGTTCGGTCCACGCGATGATCGTTTGTTCGCTCACTTAGGCTCCTTCGGCATAGTAGCCGCTTTCTTTTTCCGGAATTGCTCCCGGCGCGTTTGCCAGCGCCAGCCGTGCGCGCCGCAACTGACATCGAGGGCGCGATCCGCGTGCCCGCCGACGACCGGCTCGCCGCAATGCGCGCACACCCGCCGCGGGCGCCCCGCTTTTTTGGCGTTCTGTTTTCTCGCCCGCTTCTGGCGGGCCGTGTTCGCGAGTCCACCAAGGCGCCCGAGGACGGCCGCGGCGTTTTCTTCCGTGATAGTTTTTTTGGCCATAGTTAGCGCTTTAATTGTAGCAGTGAAATGCAGGCGGCGGCGGCGAGAATGCAGGCGCGCGGACTGCCGCGACTGCCGCGATGATTCGCGGCGGCGGCGGCTTTCGCGGGCGGCGGCCGAGCGGCGGCGGGCGGCCGGTCCTGGGTTCGCGGCGGGCGGGCGGCTGGGCGGCTGGCGGGCGGCTGGGCGGGCTTGCGGGGCGGCTGGCGGGCGGCGAGCGCTGGCGGGCGGCTGGCGGGGCTTGGCGGGCGGCTGGGCGGCTGGCGGCGGCTGGGCGGGCTTGCGGGGCGGCTGGCGGGCGGCGAGCGCTGGCGGGCGGCTGGCGGGGCTTGGCGGGCGGCTGGGCGGCTGGCGGCGGCTGGGCGGGCTTGCGGGGCGGCTGGCGGGCGGCGAGCGCTGGCGGGCGGCTGGCGGGGCTTGGCGGGCGGCTGGGCGGCTGGGCGGCGAGGGCGCCGCCCTTGCGAGGGCGGCGCCGGATGGGGTTAGCTGGCGCGGCGGGCGGTCTTGGCGGGCTTGGCGGGCTTGGCGGCGGCGCTGAGCGCTTTCGCAAGTGCAACGATGTCGGCGGCGGGCTTGCCAGCTTTGGCGGCGGGCTTGGCGGGCGGCGCGGCTGGGGCGGGTGCAGGCGCGGCGGCGGCGAGCGCTTTCGCTGCGCGGTTGCGGTTGTATGCGCTGTTGGCATCGGCGCGGCGGGTCGCCCACGCTTGCTTAGCGGCGGCGGTCCGGGCGGCGGCGAGGTCGGCCGATGCAATCGGCGCGACTGGGGCGGGCGCAGGCGCGGCGGGCGCAGGCGCGGCGGCGGGCTTTGCCGCTTTGCGGGCGGCGGGCTTGGTGCCGAGCGGCGCGACGTTCGGCGCGGCTGGCATGGTGGCGGCGGGCTTGCGGGCGGCGGTCGGTTTCGTTTTCTTCACGGGTCGATTCTCCTGAAATTCTGAGCGGCGATATGGCCATCATCAGGCGGCGAGTTACGCCGCGAGCCCCGCGCGGGGCTTTCGGCCTGTTACGCGGCGCGCCGCGTCTCCCACGCGCGGAGGGCGGCGGCGCTGCGCCGATTGGCGCGGATGGTGTCCCACGCCTTGAACGCGGCCCGGCGCTGGCGAGCGCTGACGGCGGCGGCGCGCATGGTCGCCCACGCTTTGAGGGCGGCGCGGCGCTGGCGGCGGCTGACGGCGGCGGCGCGGATAGTCGCCCACGCTTTGCGGGCGGCGCGGCGGCGGCTGGCGGTCTGGCGGACGGCGAGGGCGGCGCGGAGGGCGGCGGCGGTCGGTTTCGCGGTGGTCATGTTCGGCTCTTTCGTTTCGGGCGGGCTTGATTGCCCGCGTTCGATGATTAAGTATTGCCTAGAGCGGTCTGGTATTCAAGGATTAGCAAGCGGCGACAGGCCCGGAAACGTTGGTCTTTTCTGCGAAAACGGCCGCTCGCCTGCGGAATCGCTAATCTTTTTCACAGATCGCCAAGTATTTTTCGGGCCGAAAACGCTAGTCTTTTCGCGAATTTTGGGCTTGTGAGAGCGGCGGCGGGCGGCTGGGAGGGCGGCGCGGGCGGGCTTGCGAGGGCGGCGGCGGGGCTTGGTGTGCGAGGGCGGCGGCGGCTGGCGAGCGGCGGCGGGCGGGCGGCGAGCGGCGGCGCCGTTACGCACAACAACGTAACGGCGCCGGCCGAATTTACCAGCGGGTTTTTTTCCGGACCTCCTTCAACGGCCGCGGCGTGAAATGTAAGTCGCGCTCGACGCGCAGCCCGTGCGGCCCGCGGGACGCTTCCATCTCCGCGAGACTGAAGGCGCCGAGCTCTTCCTCGAAGCCCTGCACGAGCCCGAAGCATTCGTCGGCGCCGTCGAATTCGAGCACGTACCACGTCCAATCGCCCCACGGCGTGAAAAATTTCATGCGGGCAATCGCATCGTCGCCCTGGCCATCGGTCGAATACAGCTTCGGCAGGTCGCCGCGCTTCGCCGCGCACACCAGTTCGTGCGCCAGCTTCGCCTGCACCTTGGCAAATTCCGGGCTGTCCTCACTGACGGCGGCGAGCGCCGCGGCATCGTAGGGCGTCATCGCGCGACCTCTTCGCAGTGTTCGCACGCCGAGCACGCCCAGAACGGCACGAAAAACAGCTTCGTGATGACGTGGTTGCGGCCGATGACGGAGAAGGGCGCGACATACGCGCGCCCCACCAGACCATCGGTGACGTACTGAAGCGGCCCGCCGCACAGCGGGCAGGCCTTAGACATGGGCGTCGGCCGCGGCGCGGTCGGTTTCATGGGCAGCATACGCGTCGAGGATCACGGTGCGGATGCGGTCGTGCGCATCCATCTCCGCCAGCGGTCGCAACAACGCAAACGAGCGGCGCTCGCCGTTGACTGAATACTGCCGCGCGGGAAACGTGACGTTCCGGCCGGTCCCGATCCGGCGTTCCCAGATCGCGAAGCCGATCAGCTTCAAGCCTGCGAGCGGGCCCTCACTGAAATGCAATTCGGCGTCGGCCAACTTCCCGGGCGGGTTCCCTTTGTCGTTGTCGGTGAACTTCACAATCATTCGCACTCCTAACAGGCGGCGCCGTGAGTGGCGCGGCTGATTTTAAGTATAGGCGGTAGCGGTTTGATTGTCTCGAAGAATTAAAGCGGTGCGATTGGCTCCAATCCAAGGGCGTAATACGACACGTTGCGCAGGTCCACACTCGCCGCGTGCCGGATATTCGCGTGCGCCCAGGTCTGACTGAGCAAACAGCCATCGAGAAACGTGGCCAACCGTTCGCTATGCGGGACGCGCCAGCCGACCGGAATGCCGCAGGCGGCGAGGGCCGCGTTACTCGCGACGGTGTACTGCACGCGGCCCCGGGTCAAAAACATCGCGACCGGCTGGCGCAGCCGCGGCAGCGCCGCCAAATAGGCTTCCCACGGCTCGCCATACGGGTCGATGTCGATGACGTTGAACTGCTCGATGTCCAGCGATTGGATCGCCTGCGTGGCACTGAGTTTCAGCGTGCCCACCTGCCGCGGTTTCAGATCGGAGCGCACCCACTGTTCGACGGTGACGAAGGCGCGCATCGCCTGCCAGATATGGCCCGCGCCTGCGCACGCATCGAGCACGCGGGCGCTGGTGATGCCCATCTCCCCGAGCAGCCAGCGCCGCATTTCCAGCTTGGAACGCAGCGAACGGTTATCGGTTTTTTGTTTTGGTGGTTGCATGGCTGTCCCTTGGCCGGATCGCGCTGCTCGCAAACACGGCGTCCTGCTCCATCGCTTCGAGCGCGGCCTGATGTGCCGGCCACTTCTCGAGCGGAATCGCCACGAGCACCCACGCCACTTCGGTCGGGCGCGCGACGATCAGTTGCTTGCGCACTTCCGTCAGGCCTTCGGCGCGCATGAACGAATCGAGTTCGCGGTCGGTAAAGAACGGTACGAGGTCGAGCCCGTTCGATTTGTCCAGCGCGAGCTGCTCGGGGTTCCACTCCGCGAGCTCCGCGGTGCGATTGTCGAACATGGCCAGCCGCCGTTTTTGTTCGGGCGACAAGTTCCGACGGCGGACGGCGACTAACGTATCGCCATCGGTGTCGATCACCTGGACTTTGGTGATGCCCGCGGCGGTGGCGCCCTCCACGACGCCGTTGCCCGCGAGCACGGTATCGTTTTCGTCGATGACAATCGAGCGGGCGGCGCCGAGTTCGGAGAGCGACGTTTGTAACATCGCTTTGTTCCGGGTCGAATGGGCGCGGCGGTTTTCCGGGTCGGGTTTGAGGCTGGCAAGGGTGACGGTAGGCGGCGGCGGTTCTGTGGGCACGTGGAATCCCCTTTGTTTCTGACCCCCCCTTACAATTTCGCGGTCGCACTTTGGGAGGTGCCAAGCGGTTTCTTAGGTCTTTTGGTCGCAACGATTTGCATGGGCTATGCCTTGGCTGCGGTTGGTCACTGGCCGCGGCCGGTCTTGGCGCTATGGCAGCGATGGCATTTTGCCTGCACATTGCCGACCGCCCAGAAGAGCGCAGGATCGCCGCGATGCGGTACGACGTGGTCGGCGTCTGTTGTTGGTTCTCCGCAGGGTAAGCCGTCCCCGCGGCCATTGCATCGCGGTTGTTTGGCGAGCACGAACGCGCGGAGGGCGCGCCATCGCGGGGTTCGATACCACTGCCGGATATTGGCGTTTGGCCTGTCGCTTTCGGTGCGCGCGTGCGCGGCGCAGTAGCCGTGCCCGACGATGATCGTGCAGCCAGGACGCAGGCAGTAGCGCGGCATCGCGTCACCGCACGCGTTCTTTCGATTGCTCGATGAGGCGATCTAAGTCGTTCACGTCGAGCAGTACGCGGCGACTGGTGCCGCTCTCGCCGCGATTGTTGCGGCCACGTTCCACCGGCAGCTTCACGACAGGCAGCGCGCCTGCGTAGATCAAACGCTCGATGGTGTCCGTGGAGACGGTCATGTATTCGGCCGCCTGCGTTTTATCGAACAGGCGGCGGCGGCGTTCGGTGGTGCTGGCGCGCGGAGTGCTGACAGGCGCGGCGGCGAGTGCAGGCGCGGCGATGCTTTTCCCCATGGCTGGATTATGCGGCGAGCGGCGGCGCTGGGCGGTACGCGTGCGAGGGCGCGGGCACAACAGGACACGAACGGCGATCACGGGCGCAGACTGGCATCTATGGTCCACGCGCGCGCGCGGCGACTTTGGGCTTGACAAGGTACTGGCGAGCGGCGGCGAGGGTAGCGCAGGGTAGCGCAGGCGCCTGAGATTGCCTGACTTTGCCGGAATAGGGTAGCGCTTAGGGTAGCGCTGGCAACTTTGACCGTTGGTCGCCAGCGCAAATGTGCGATTTTGTTAAGGATTTGTGGAGGCGCCGCCCAGATTTGAACTGGGGATGGAGGTTTTGCAGGGCTCTACTTGGGCAAAACTCGCAGGCAAATAGGCGTTTTTATTGGGGTTTTCTCATGTGGTGACCGCCTGAAATCGCCTGATTTTGCCTGAAAAGGGTAGCGCAAAGGGTAGCGCTACTTTGCCGCGCGCCGTCGCGGTTTGGCGGCGTCCAAGCGGCTGACGGCCACGCTGAGATCCGCATCACTGACGATGTTGTAGCGCTCGAATACTGAGCGGGTCTTATGGCCCGTGAGCCGCATTGCGACGGTTTCGGTCACACCCGCGCGCACGAGGTTGCGGACCGCCGTGCGCCGGAAGTCGTGCGGAATGCGCTCCACACCGGCGGCGGCGCAGGCGTTCGCCCATGCTTTGTTGAAGCGCTTGATCGGCTTCGGCGTTTTCTGTCCGCCGCGCGAGTTCGCGACCATCCGGACAAACACATGCGGTTCGATGGTTCCCGCTTTGGCAAGCGCCGCGTGTTGCTTGTGCTGTTGGTCGAGCACGGCTTTCAAGGCCAGCGTGAAGGGAAACACGCGACCCTCGCCGTTTTTCGTTCTGCCTGGGTTCAGGGTCACGGTGCCCGGCAACGCTTGCGAGGGGTTCAGCCGTTCTTTGAAGTTGACTTGCGACCACTTGAGCGTCAGCACCTCGCTGTCGATGCGCCAGCCGGTGACGTAGGCAAAGCGGACGACGGCGGCGAGTTCTTTCGACAAGTGGCGACAGACCGCAACGCATTCGTCCGCTTCAAAGAAGCCACTGCGCGCCGCCGACTCTTCGAGCATCGCGATGTGTGGCGCCTGCACCAGCTTGCCGCCCTGCACGGCGAGCGTAAACGCGCGCTTCAAGGTCGTGAGCTCGCGATTGATTTCGGCGTTACTAACATCCTTGACGCGCTGGCCTTTGTGCGGGCCTCGATGGGCGACGATGCCCTGCTCTTTCCGATAGGCGACGAAGGCGCGCACGTCCGCCGACGTGATCGCGGCCATGCGACGGCCACCGAAGTAGGGCAACAGATGTTTCGTGATGCGGCGCTTCAGGACGCGCATCGACTTACGATTGTTGATCTGATATTCGGTTTCTAAGTCGGCCACGGCGTCGTTAAAGCGCAGCTTCCCAAGCTGCGCCTGCACTGGCACGCCGCGGTCACGGTCGGTTTCAAGATTCCGCAATTTCTTCTTCGCTTCGTTCTTATCGCTAGTGCCCGAACTGACTTCGACCCGTTGCCCATTCACGCGGTAGCGCAACTGCCAAACGTTTCGCCCCTTCTGTCTGAAAACTTCTCCCACGGCTCGCACATCCTTTATTGTTAAGTGTTGCTACGTTTTGCAAGGGTAGCAAAAGGCATTCACTTAGTAACGGGATTTGTTGCGCCCGAAGGGTAGCGGTAAACTTTCCGGCTCGATGCTTAGACTCATCATCCAGCTATCGAGCCAGGATTCGAGAATGCGAATATCCCGCCGCACGCCCAGCCTCGACGCCCGAAGCTGGCCGCGGCGCACCGCGAGATAGATCAACTTGGTCGAACACTTCGCGCGGGCGGCAGCCTCTTTGACGGTCAACCACATGATCAGTGCTCCGCGTGCACGCCCGGTCGCAGTTCATCGCCTTCGGCCACCGGCGGCGCGCCACGTCCACGGCGGCGCGGCGGCGCGGCGGGCGCGTCCGCTTCAGTGGTCAACAGGTCACCTTGTTCGGGTTCGAACGTGAGGTAATGCGTATCGTTGACCCCGTTCGCGATGTACAGCAACTCCGCGGCGGTCGGATAGTGGAAACTGACTTTCAGCACCGCATCCACCATCATCGGGTCGCGGTCGCGCTTCACCTTGGCGCGCAGCTTCGATTCGATTTTCACATTCGGGAGCACGATGCGCCGGTCCGCCTGATCGGGCGCCATCGCGAACGTGAGCCGCTGTAAGGGCATGTCGATGTTGAGCACAATCGTTTCGATGGCCTCTTTCGGTTGCCCACTCGCGAGGTCGAACAACAGCGACCGCACGTTCAACGCGTCTGCCTGGGCGCCCGTGAACGGCACGATCCCAAACGTACAGACGACGATGCGGCGGGTTTCTTCGTCCACTTCTTCGGTGGTGAACGTCACATCGGTGAGCGTCATCGGCGTGTCAGGTGCAAACATCGGGCGGTCCTTTCTCGGACACAAACAGTACGGGGCCAAGCGATAACACCGGGTACACCGCAGGCGGCCGGTGCCATCGAGATACGTCGGGCCGATCATCATTGGGGTTTCGGCGCGCGTTGCACCAGCGCCAGCGTACGCTTCGTCAACTCCACGTCCACTTGCGCGTCGTCCGCGCTGATGCGCTGCACGAGGTCGAGCGCCCGCACCAGCGCATGTTTGAGATTCGCGATGGCCTGCTCTTGGATCATCACCCCGTCGAGCAGGGTGCCGAACAATTCCAGTTGCGCCGTGTTCACGCGGCGGGCCGATTCGAGGTTTCGCCGATAGGCTTCGCAGACCGGGCACGGGTCGTCAGTCATGACGGTTCCTCCGCAGGCGGCAAAGTCAACCGCCCGCGCGCGTACGATGCGGCAATGTGTGGAATCACCAAATCGGCCACGGTCTGGTCGTTCGGCATGACGATGTGCGCCAGAAACTCTTCTTCGAACGTGGCGATCCCCGACGCCACGCTTTCGAGTTTCGCCTTGATCACGAGTAACAGCGACCGCCAGATGCGGCGCTCTTCCTGGTCAAACCGCACGGGCTGGCGAAACTTGTTCGGGTCGGGCAGCGTGACGATGAACCGCACGATTCGATCATGGGCGAGAAACTGCACGCGCGCCTTGCGGGTCAGATAATCCACCGCGGTGCCGAACTGCTGGCAACGATGCCGCGACAACAGCGCTTCGATTTCGCCGCGCGTTTTCTGCACCGGCACTTTGGTCGATTCGGCAAAGCGTTTCGCGATCATGGTTCCGCCTCAAACAACGGCAGCGGCGAGGGCGGGCGCAGCGACACCGGGTCACCACTGGTCGGGCTGGGCGCGGGTTCCACGCGCACGTCGCAGTAGGACGCACCGCCGGTGCTGGTGTAGTACTTGCCCGCGATCAATTCGGTGACCTGGGCATCGTCGTAATAGACCACGTGCGAGAGCGCATCGAGCACGGCCCGCGAGAGTTTGTCGAGGTCGGGCGCTTTGCAGTGGGCGACAAACACGCCGACCTTGCCGTGCCGTTTCGGCCGCGGCAAAAAGAAACAGACGGTGACGCGCACGCCAAACGCGATCAGTTGCCGCTGGTCGGGCGGCACGTCGTTCAACGCGCGGCTGGCGCCTTCGCTGACCAACTGTTGCCAGCTTTTGACGCTGCGATTCGTTTCGGTGACGATGGGAAACTTCATACCCCGCTTCAAAAACGCGCGCATGTTGCCTTTCGGCACCGCGACCCCATAGACCCGAAACGTCAGCACGCGGCGACTTTGATTTGCGTCACGAGCACCGCGCAACGGCTACAGCGCATCGTGAGAATGCCGGCCAAATAATGCACGTCGAGCGGCGCCGCCGGATGGCAAGCGGGCGAGAGGATCAACCCGGCGTGATCGCGATGCTCGCAGCCGGGAATCTCGCACGTCTTGCCATCGAGTTGGGATCGCGTGAGCGGGGTCGCCATCGGTCCTCCTATGTCAGATGCACGATGAACACGTCCTGGCGCTTCTGGCCGTTGTGCTCACCGAGCGTCCAGCCCCAGTTCGATGTCACGATGCAGTACCGGCCATCGGGCGAGACGTTGTGAATCGGCTGATTCCAGAAACTGTTTTCCTTGGTCCAGTAGGACTGGTGGTGACAGAACCGATTCACCAGCCCGGACTGGTCGACAGCGATGGCGATGATCTCGTCATCCCACGCGCGCGGCCCGACTGGCCCGGCGTCCTCGACGGCATACCGATACGTCGATGAGGTGAGCGGGATCTGCGCGTCCGGCTTCGCGGCGCGCCAGTTCGAGTGTTCGGACAAATACATCACCTTCGGCCGCAACACGTTAGGGATCAGGTTCGCGGTTTTCGTAGGGTCGGCGATGGCGCGGATCTGCCACTGCATCGAGTCCCACTCAGTCGCCCCGGTGCAGCAGGCTTGATTGATCGAAATGCCATAGCCGAGCGAGTCGTGGCCCGTATACAGCGTGTTGATCGGCGTGAACGTGTTCGCGATCACGTCCCAACACAGCACGTTGCCAACCGCGCCCGCGTTCGGGCCAGCCGGATAGAGAAACACGTAGCGGTTCGACCGGTCCATCGCCAGTGAGTGCAGCGTGAACGGCGGGAAGTTCGGGACGGCGTTCGTGTCGAGCAGTCCAGCGGTCGAGTGATAGACGTAGTGGTGCGCGTCCTGGCCGCCGCCGCCGAAGAACGTGATCCACACGTCATCGTCGCTGGTGAGAATCCCGCCCACGTACGTGTCCTTCGCGAGCCCGGGCACCAGCGCATCGAGGTCTTGCACGGTGACCACCGCGCCTGTCTCGAGGTTCCACTTCTTCACCAGATGCAGCGACGTGCCGTAGATCGCGGCCGGGTCCACGTACGAGAACGCGGGCTCGATTTGGCTTGCAATTTCGGCCGGCAGCTTGGTGACGGTCTGACCATCGAACGCAAAGAACACCGCGCCGCCGCCTTCGTTCATCGCGAGAAATTTCGTGCCGTCCGCATTCCACGCGGCCAGATGCGAATTCGACGGCACGCGCAGCGATGATCCGCCCGCGGTGTGTTCATCGGTCGCGCGCCACATCGCCGAGCCAAAATCCGGATCGCGAAACGCATATCCGGCGGGGCCGACGTGCGGCGCAGGCGGGCGCGGCGCGGGCTCGGTGTCGGATCGTGAGAGGTAAAACGCTTCGCCGGGCCCGGGCGGAATGGGATCGACTTGGTTATCCATCCAGCCGATCACGTCCACCAACATTTGCCGCGCTTCGCCGAGCGTGTTCGGAATGCTCACGGGGTTATCCTTCCTGTCCTGGCTCGCGTTCATCGAGCGGTAAAAATCCCAACCGTCGCATCGCGGGCACGGGCTGCAACCGCGAGA